ACAGTCGCGCCCCACGCGGGCGCGTGGATTGAAACGGCAATCCGGACGACCATATCAAGAATATCGCGGGCTCGGGGTACTACATCTATTCCGATCCCATCGCGGGTCAGTCTCAGTCAGTCCGGGCCTCGCGTGTTGCTCCGGGAGTCTATATCGCGGCCAAGGACTCGGGTGCCGTGCATTCTGCAAATTTGCTCGTGTATGTGGAGGCGTAAATCATGTCAACCGTAGCACTGACCGGCAAAGACACGATCATTATCGACGATAGGATTATTGCCGATTCGGCCGATGGCGATACGGGGGTTCTGGAGTTCCCGAATAATTTGTTCGAAGTCAAGCAAGGGAAAAACGGTAACGTCATTTATGCCTTTAATGCACAGGGTAAATTGGCGAACTTCACTCTTCGCCTGATTCGCGGATCGGCCGATGACAAGTACATGATGTCGAGAATACAAGAAGCTATCAACGATCCTCCCGGGTTTATTCTTTTTCAAGCAGAGCTGTTTAAGCGTACGGGTGATGGAAAAGGGAATGTCACCTCCGACATCTATCAGCTTCCTGGAGGAATACCGACAAAGATGCCCGCAGCGAAAGAAAACGTCGCTGGCGATACCGAGCAGGCCGTCAGCATCTATGCGATTTCCTTCGGCAACTCTCAGCGCTCACTCGGATAATTTTCAATATACGTTTGCAATTTGCAATTGAGATTGCAATAGGGCCGTCCGAAAGGGCGGCTCTTGCTTTGTTTAGCATGTTATGATAATCTAATCTCATGCAGATCAACGGCAAAGAATTGAAGATAACTCCGGCTGGGTTCCAGGATGCGCTAGCCCTCCAAAAAGCCATAGGACGGGCCTTGCGGGGGAACAAGCTGAATCTACCCGAATCCCTCTCGGCGGACATGAGCATGACAGAGATAACCGGTTTAATAGACGCTATTCTAAGCGTGGCCGTGAGCGATGAGATAACCGATTGCCTCTTCGCCTGTTCGGCGCGCGCCATGCTGGGAAGCGACAAGATCGACCGAGATTTCTTCGAGAAGGTCGAGAACCGAGAGCATTTCTACCCGATCATGATCGAGGTCATCAAGGTCAACGTCGGCCCTTTTTTCAAGGCCCTCATTTCAAAGTTCGGGGGCCTCGGTCAGGTGATCGCAAGTATCCAGAAATAGACGTTACCCTCGACGATGGAATGGTAATTGCGCTTCGGCTCGCCAAGGTTGGATATTTTCATGGCGATCCCGAGGCGGTGCTGTCTGCACGAGTCGATATTGTCCTGGCGGCTATGGAGTATGAAAAGTTCCAATTCGAGCTTGAAGATGTGACCTATGAGCTGAATAAAGATTGACGGATGATTTTCGGCGTGGTATTGTAAGCATGCCTCACGGTTTCCCCTTCGCCTTCCCCGGACGCGGCTTCACTCCCCGCGATCCGGGGATTATTTTTGCATCCTTGAAAGCGACTCCCTCACAGTGTACTATTGACGCATGAACATCCTTGAGCTTTTCGCGCATATCGGGCTTAAGGCCGATACTGAACCGGCGGACAGGTTCCTCAAGGGTATCAAGGGCATTTCCAATGAATTGAAGGGTGCGATCCTCGGAACCCTGAGTCTTGCCACTGCGATCAAGTCGGTCAATGCGGCAATGGGCGATGCGATGCAATTGAAGAAGTTTTCGGCCGAGACCGGAGCTTCGACGGATTCTTTACAGAAATGGCGCGCGGTCGCCGATCAGGTTTCTGGCTCAGGTCAGGCCGTTTCCGACTCGATCAAGGCTATCGTATCTAACCAGGAGAAAATCAAGCTCGGTCAGGGAAATATTTCGGGCTATCAGCTTCTCGGCATCGATCCACGACAAGACCCATTTGTTGTCATGCAGCAAGTCGCGGACAAGACGCGAAACCTCTCCGCAGGAATGCGGCGCAATATCATGTCACAATTCGGAATCTCAACCGAATTGACCGCAACCCTCGAACTGACGAATAAGCAATTTGACTCCATGGCGAAACGAGTCTGGGTTATCCCGCCTAGCATGATCGATGGTATGAACCGTGCCCGGGCCAGCATGGAGCAGGTGAAAAACGCGACTATGTATTTTACGGCCGAACTTGCCACGAAGCTTGGGCCGGCCATCGAGAAGATATCCAAGTTCCTTGTCAATTTTGTCGGATTTATCATTCATGGCGTCGAGAACATTTCGAAGCTGATTCAGAATACTATCGGCTGGCGGACGGCCTTGATCGCTCTTGTTGCCGTGCTTGCTGCAATGAATGCCGAGTTCCTGCTCTCGCCTATAGGAATATTCACGGCGGCGATAATTCTCCTTATGGCAGTATTGCAAGATCTGGCCGTCTATAATTCTGGCAAGGGGAAAAGCCTCTTCGGTTTTCTCATGGAGAAGTTCCCGAATCTGTCCAAAATAGTGCAACCCTTCAAGGATCTGGCCGAAGTTCTAAAAGATGCTATAGACGGCATCAAATGGATATTTACCACGGTTGGCTCGCTTATCGATTTCCTGAATGGGAAGCGCGTTGACTGGGCGGCGATATTCGGATTTGGCCCCGATGGGCTTTTCGGCAAAGCGAATAAAATCGGCGATGCCATCTTGAAGCTAGTCGGGGCTGGCGACCTCACTACGGCCAATGTGACCGCCTTCAATAAGGCAAATGGTTTCGCAACCGATGACGCCTTGCATGACATGATTCTCCCGTGGATTCAGAAGACATTCGGAGGCGGCCAGGCGGCGGCTGGGGCTGACGCGAATGTGAGTGTCAATATATCTGGCGTGAGCGATCCTGTAGAGGCCGGAAAGCGGGCGGCTGCCGAAGTCCAGCGAGTGCTCAGTACGACTCAGATTCAAGGCGCGCGCGGCAAAAAGGAAATGCCATGAGTACCAATACCACGCCGACCGGAACTTACAAAGACCTTATCGACCCGGAAACCTTCCTCGATGCACGCGCAGCCGCTATTCTCATGCGCGCTGGCCAAGAGGGTATTTCGGGATGGATATTCGATATCCCTACTGGCGAGGATATAGAACTCAATTCTGATATCACTGACCATTTTACGGAATCCGGCAGCTTCGCTACTGACCACATGGTTTTGAAGCCGATCCAGGTCACCTTGACTGGGCTTCGTGGCGAGCTTTTCTACGCTGCACCGAAGGCGGGAAGCCTTGAAGCGGCATTCGCCGAACTCGGCACGCTCCTCGGCGTTATAACGGCCTATCTCGGTCCCTTGACTCCACAGGCGGCGCAGAAGGGAGCGGCCATCGCTGGACAGGCTGCCTATGTTGCCAAGCAGGCTGGCGATATCAAGAAACGCGCCTCGAATCTTATCAAGTATTTCTCGGGCGACGACAATTCGCAGACCTTGCAGCAAAAGGCATTCGCCGATATTTCCTCTATGTGGCGATCAAAACAGATTGTCACCGTGCAAACTCCCTGGGGATTTTTCGGCAATATGGCGATATCGGGAATCTCGGTCCGGCAGGATGCGAACTCGAATGACTATACCGACTTTTCAATCACCCTAAAGGAAATGCGTTTCGTCGATATCCAGATTACAACCTTCGACGCCGGGGAATACACCTCGGCCATAGATGCACAGGCAGCCCCTGCGAACAATATCGGGCAGACGCAGGGGGCTGGCGTCGATAATGATAGCGCGCTTTACAAGGCGATAGCGGTTCCGCTCCTGGGGGCGAAATGACACAGATAGTCGGGCTCACGTCCTCACCATTGCAAACCCTGACCGTGGCCGATCCTAACACGGGAAATCCCATATCGATCACACTTCGCTTCCAGCCTCGGACGCAGGAATGGTATATCGGAATCTCGTTCGGATTGTGGAGCATTGCGAATCTGAAATTGACCTATTCTCCGAACGTGCTTATGCAGTATTCGAATATCATTCCCTTCGGTCTTCTCGTGGCTACCTCCGATCAGTTTGAACCATTCTTGATAAATGACTTTGTGTCCGGTCGGGCCTCGCTTATTCTCTTGACCTCTACCGAAGTCGCCAACATTGCAGCCGGGATTGCGGCCGGGACGATACTGGGATGAAGTTCCTTCGCAATTACGAAATACGGATCAAGACTCCAGATGGTGAACTCTTGACCATCGGTCCTCCGATATCGGTTCAATTCGATATCGACAGAAATGTCATGGCAACCGCGAACAGTGCAACCGTAACCTTCTATAATCTTTCCCCTTCTACGCGGAGCAAAATCTACAAGGATAAGTTCCAGTTTACGAAATATTGGCAAATGTTCATCCTCGCCGGATATGGGCAGAATGAACTCTACGAGATATTCAGGGGCAACATTCAGGAAGCCTACAGCTACAAGCAGGGCACGGAATGGATAACCCATATCGAGGGCTATGATGGGGCCTATGCGATTCAGAACGGTTTTGTCTCCGAGACAATAGCCGCCGGATCAAGCAAGGCCGATATGATTCAGCGGATTATCCATACTATGCCCGAGTTGCTGTCTGGGGTGCTGGGCAATTCGGTCCAGGGCAGCCCTTCACGCGGACAGGTAGTCGTCGGATCTTCCTATGATGCCATCCAGCAATTGTCCGGCGGGCAGGCATATATCGACGGTGAGAAGCTGAACGTCCTCGCC